AGAAATTGCTAAATAAGTCTGTTAATTACAAAAATAAGTGAACAGACTATGCAAAATGATGAAATTTATCAATGGGAGCCGGGTGATATGTTGGAGGTTATTCTTCCTGACCCGGACGCTTTTCTAAAAATTCGGGAAACTCTGTCTCGTATTGGCGTTGCTTCAAAGCAAAACAATACTTTATTTCAGAGTTGCCATGTACTTCATAAACAGGGAAAATATTACATTTGCTCATTCAAGGAGATGTTTCTAATTTCTGGTAAAGAAGCAAATTTGAGTTTTGATGATATCAAAAGACGGAATACTATTGCAAATTTACTAGAGCAATGGGGATTGTGTAAGATGGTAACACCAGATTTACCAACTATTCATGTTGGAAGTATTAAAATTGTGCCATATAAAGAAAAGAAAAATTGGCAGTTTATTCAGAAATATACAATGCAGAGTGATCGGACTCGTGCTAAGCAGAATTGAGGGTGGTCCTCAATAGTAGCCGTTGAGCTACTTTCTTGCAGTGCCTAACGGGCTGCATTTGTTGTCAAACGAAAGGAAATTTTATGACACGCTATAATTCAATTATTGATAATTTTATCCGCAACTCCATTGGTTTTGAACCAATGTATGATGTATACACAGCAGTGGGTCCACAATCTGGGTTCCCATTCTGGAATTACATCAAAGAGGCAGAAAACAAGTTCCGCCTCGAGATTGCCGTTGCGGGTTATGCGAAGGAAGACATTACTGTTACCCTGAAAGATCAAAGTCTGAATATTACTTCCAAAGGAAAAAATATCCCAGAATCTGATTATATTCAGAAAGGTTTTGCAGTAAAGCCATTTACTCGTCTTTACACAATTCATTCTGATGTTTCTGTAAATGATATTCAGCTTGAGAATGGTGTACTATCAATTTCTCTTGAAAGAATTGTTCCGGATGAAAAGAAGGAAAGAATCCTTGAGATTGGCCAAAAGCCAAAACTTGATAAGCGACAGTATCTAGTCGAGTAATAAATAAGGGGACTTGTTCCCCTTTCTATATGGAAAATCAAATTACACGACTCGTTGTTTTCAATGTGATCAAAATGGAAGATTGGTTATTCCGTACCTCTATTGCCAATAAAACCAATATTATGGTCATGGCTTCATGTACTACCATTCCTGATAGTTTTATGATGCGATTTTTTACCAATCCTGAAGATGCTAAACTTTGGATTGAATATTGCTCATTGGGAAAGGCAAACCCTCTTCCGGAATAGTTTATTTTATAATGGTCATACTTGTAGTATAATATGAGTATACGTGAGGATATATTATGTATGTTTTAGACCTTGAAACTCTGGGTGTCGAAAGTACCAGTGTTATTTTATCATTCGCCTGTTGCTATGTTGATGAAAACTCAAAATTATCGTATCAAAATTTAATTGATACTGGATTTTTTATCAAGCTTGATTCAATGGATCAAGTTAAGCGTCTCAATAGAACTAAAATGGATTCTACTCTTGAGTGGTGGAAAAAGCAGTCTCCATACGCAAAAGAAACCAATCTTATTCCTCAAAAATCTGATGTAAAAGCAGAAGAGGCAATTGCTCTTTTTAATAAATGGTTTACTTCTAAACCAAACTGGAAAGAAGATTTGGTGTGGGTGCGTGGCTCCATGGACCAACCAGTATTTGAATCCCTACATCGTGCTATGGGTATAGAATCTAAGATTCCCTACAATAAATTTCGTGATATTCGGACCGCACTTCAATGTTTTTATCCAAGTGAAAAAGGTGGATACATTGATATTGATGTGAAAAAAGTTCCAGATTATGATCCCGGAAAAGTTTTTAAGCACCACCCTTTGCACGACTGTGCACTTGATCTATGTATGCTACTAGGAGCAAAAACCGAATGAGTGTAATGTATACTTCCGCTGATGTGTATGGTTCAAATATTCTGTTACGAGAAATTCGTGATGGCATTCATAGTAATGTAAAAGTACCATTTAAACCAACAATTTACATCAAAGCAGAAAATGGAGACTTTACTGGACTGTACGGTGAATCACTAAAAGCTGTTCAACCTGGATCGATCCGAGAAACCAAAGACTTTGTTGAAAAATACAAAAATGTTGATGGCTTTGAAATCTTTGGTCAGTTAAACTATACTCTCCAATATCTCAATACATTTTCTGTGGTTGAGTGGCAATTTGGTCATGTAAATGCTTATTCAATCGACATTGAGGTTCAGCCGCCTCTGGACGAAAATGGTAATCCCGCAGGCTTTCCAAAACCAGAGCATGCAAATGGTATTGTTGATCTGATTACCATTCAGAATATTCACACTGAGCAATGTTATACCTGGGGACTTGGACCAAAACCAGCAACTGCTGATACCTATACCCGTTATACTCAATGTAAGGATGAATATTCTTTACTGAAATCATTCGTTGAAACATGGGAACAATTCGGTATTGAAATTATCACTGGTTGGAATTCCAATTTCTTCGACTTACCATATCTCATTAATCGTATCACCAAAATTTGTGGTGATGTAATGGTTAAGCGACTTTCACCATGGGGTCAAGTTCGGTGTGATGTAAAAGAATATAAGGGAAAGAAAGAACTTGAATTTTCAATTGTTGGTGTTCAATGTATTGACTATATTGACCTGATGAAAAAGTTCACTTATGGTGGACGTGAATCATGGAAGTTGGATTCCATTGCCCAAGAGGAACTTGGTGATGAAAAACTAAAATCTCCTGCAGATTCTCTGGATCAGATGCGCAAAGAGTATCCCGACACATACGTTTTATATAATGTTCACGACGTTCGGCTTGTAACTAAGCTTGAGAAGAAAATGAAGTTGATTGAGTTGGCAATGACTCTGGCCTATAAAGCAAAAATCAATTTTGAGGATGTATATTCTCCCGTAAAAATGTGGGATGCAATTATTGCAAATAAGTTGTTATCCGAAAATATTGTTGTTCCTCAACGAAAAACATCAGGTACACCAGCGTTTGGTATTGAAGGTGCATATGTTAAAACTCCAATACCTGGATTTTATGAATGGGTTTCTACCCTCGATGGTACGAGTCTCTATCCAAGTTTGATTATGACATTGAATATTAGTCCTGAATCCTATCTTGGTATGACTGATTCAACCGTTGATAAGTGTGTATCAGGATTCTATATGAATGATAATCCTGATATTTGTATGGGGGCAAACGGCGCACTGTATGATCGGAAAAAACGTGGGATTATTCCTCGATTAATGGAAGAATATATGGTTGATCGTAAGAAAGCAAAGAAGGAAATGCTTTCACTTCAACAGGTTCAGGAAGATATGAAGAAAGCAGGAAAAACCAATTTTTCTGAAATTGAGTCAAAAATATCATCACTTGATAACCTTCAGATGGCTCTCAAAATTGCTCTTAATAGCGCATATGGTGGAATTGCCAATGCTGGATTCCGTTTCTTTAATTCTGATATGGCAGAATCTATTACAACCACCGGTCAACTATACCTTAAAGCAATTGAGCGTGATATTGATTTTATGATCAGTAAAGAATTTAAGATGCCTGAAACATCAAAATTTATGATTTATGCTGACACTGATTCGGTCATGTTGTGTTTGGGGAGTATTATTAACCGATATGCAGAAAAAGCAACACCTGATCAAAAGCTGATGATGCTTGAAAAAATCACCATTGATAAAGTTACACCCTTGGTGAATACTATTATTGATCAAGTGTCGGAAAGTATCCATGCTTATGAGAATAAGATGTTCTTTAAGACCGAAATTGCAGCAGATCGCGTTTTGCTATGCGGCAAGAAAAATTATATTTGTAGGGTTCATTCTTCTGAAGGTGTTCGATACGCAAAACCAAAGTATAAGACTATGGGTGTTGCAATGGTCCGTTCATCTACTCCCAAGGTGGTTCAAGAGGATTTACGGTCAAGTCTTGATGTTATTTTCAATGAAGGAGAAAAAGCAATCCCCGCTTTCGTTGAATCTGTTCATAAAAAGTTCATCACTTATGATGTGAATGATGTTGCTCGTCCATCTTCAGCGAATAATATTGACGACTTTGTATCAGCACGTTCCATTTATAAATCTGGAACCGACGGTATGACACCAATGCACATCCGAGCAGCATTACTGTATAATCATTACATCAAAGAAATGGGATTACAGAATAAATATGAACCAATCAAGGATGGAGATAAGGTGCGTTTTATAAATCTACGCAAGCCAAATCCATTCCGTGAGAATGTTGTTGGTTGGCCAGCGGATATTAAAATGCCAAAAGAATTTGGTTTAGAAAAGTACATTGATTGGGAAACACAATTTGAGAAAACCTTCAAACAGGCAATTATTAATTTGGTTGAACCAATTGGATGGAGTGTAGAAGAAAGAGCAACTCTTGATGAGTTTTTTGGATAAAGGAAATAAAATGGCAAGTTTAATGGATCGCATGAAAAAGAACAGCTTGGATAAAGTTGTTACACTTGATGAATATAAGCACGAAAAGAGTGAGACAGAAACTTCAATTCCGGCTTTAAATGTAGCATTAAGTGGAAAATTAAATGGTGGTTTAAAAAGTGGAATTACATCAATTGCTGGCAATTCCAGACACTTTAAGACTGCTTATGGTCTTGTAATGGCATCATCATATCTGAAAAAGCATCCCGATGCGATGATGATTTATTATGATTCAGAAGCTGGAGCATCGGATAAATATTTTGCTTCTTTTGATATTGATACATCAAGAGTGTTGCATATTCCTATTGTAAACATTGAAGAATTGACATTTGATTTGGCTAAAAAGTTGGATAAAAGTTCTGAAGAAAGTATCAAGAAGGGTGAACACGTTTTTGTATTCATTGACTCTATTGGTAATCTTGCATCAAAACGTGAAGCCGACAACGCTGTATCAGAAAATAGTGCGGCCGATATGAGCCGCGCTGCTAAACTGAAGAGTTTCTATCGAATTGTAACCCCATTGATTAATCGCTTGGATATTCCTCTAGTTATAGTCCAGCATATTTATATGGAGCAAGGTATGTTTCCGCGAGCAATTATGAGCGGTGGTTCGGGGGGAATGCTATCATCGGATACAGTTTTTATTGTTGGAAAATCGCAGAATAAAGAAGGCACTGAACTGAAGGGATATAATTTCACATTGAATATTGAAAAATCCCGTTATGTGCGTGAGAAAGCAAAGATTCCAATTGAAGTTTCTTTTGAGAATGGTATTAACAAATATTCTGGTATTCTTGAATGGGCACTTGAGTATGGTATTGTAAAAAAACCAAAAAATGGTTGGTACCAGTTGTGTGATATGGATACTGGTGAAATGATCGGAACAAATAAACGTGAAGCTGATACAGAAACTGAAGAATTTCTTGGCTCTGTTCTGAAAAATAAAGGATTTATTGAGTTTATTGAGAAGAAATTTTCTGTGGGTCAGGCACCCGTTTCTGATGAAGCTATTGATGCAGCTATGGAGGAAGTAGATGCTGTCTAAAGAACAAACTCGTATTGATTTTCTTTCCGATAATTCATCGGTGATTTCAATACTTGAAGGGGACTATGAAGGATTGAAGTACAAGTATGGTAAAGTCTGGTTTGAAAATCCGGACTCTGAACAACCTACAATGCAGTTTATGTATGATATGGTTGAAGGTGTACCAACTGATAAGGTAGCATTTGAAAATGATATTGCTGTTTTTCTTCACAATATGCTTCTTGAACAACTTGAAGCAGGGGAAGTACAATATACAGGTGGAGAAGCTCCATCAACTATAAAGTATGAAGAACCGCCCACCAAAAATGTGGCACAGCAAATTATGCAGGCTCCGGGTGTTTTCACATCAAAGAAGTCCGAATCGGCAATGGGATTTCTTGATAGGTTAGCAATGTCAGGTCTTGAAGCAATGCGGAAAAAATAAACTGTTTATTTCGGGTCCTACGGGACCCGTTTATAATAGTAATTAACGGAGAAAATATGACCAGAATTGAAGACACCATAATTAGTAATTTGTTCAGCAGTGAGAAATACTGCCGGGTTGTGGTACCATTTTTGAAAACTGAATATTTTTCAGATTCTTATGAACGCCATATAATTGAAGAATTTACCAAGTTTTTTGAGAATCACAATCATCGAGCAACACCAGAAATTATTGGTATTGAGTTACGATCGAAGCACGGAATTTCTGAGAAGGAACTGACTAAAGCAGAAGAAACACTAAAATTAATTTCAAGAGAAGTAGCAAGTCATGATTGGCTAGTTGATAAAACTGAGGCTTTCTGTAAGCAACGTGCAGTCTATCTCGGGATTGTTTCTGCACTTGGAATTATTGACGGTACTGATACAAAGAAAAGTCCTGATTCTATTCCAAAGATTCTTCAGGATGCTCTATCTGTTTCATTTGATGTAAAAGTTGGCCACAACTATATTGAGGACGCGCAAGCCCGTTATGAATACTATACTACAAAAGAAGATTCAATTCCTTTTGATCTGGAGGAATTTAATAAAGTAACTAAGGGTGGATTGAAAAGAAAAGCACTGACTGCTGTGGCAGCACAATCTGGTGGCGGCAAAAGTATTTTCTTGACGCATACTGCAGCATCTACATTAAAACAAGGAAAGAATGTTCTTTACATCACATTGGAAATGAGTGAAGAACGCATCGCTGAGCGCATTGATGCTAATCTGATGAATGTTGACGTTGACTCTCTTAAGGGAATGAGTAAAGATGAATTCATGACTAAGATTGAAAAAATTTCAGCAAAGACACATGGTAAATTATTCATCAAAGAATATCCCACTGGTGGAGCACATTCTGGGCATTTCCGGGCATTGATTGATGAATTAAAGACAAAGCAGAATTTTGCCCCTGATCTAATCTGCGTTGACTATCTTGGTATATGCGCGTCAAGTAGAATGAAAATGGGTGGAACAATTAACACATACTCATTCCAAAAATCTGTTGCCGAGGAGTTGCGCTCAATAGCAATTGAAAATAATGTTCCCGTGGTTACTGGTGTTCAAATTAATCGTTCTGGATTTAATAATAGCGATATTGGAATGGAAAATACTGCGGACTCAATTGGTATTGCTCAAAGTTTAGATTTTTACTTTGCTTTGGTTGCAACGGCCGAACTTGCAGAAATGGATCAGGTAATGGTTCAAGTGATGAAAAATCGGTATGGTGAAACCAATAAATTTATTGTTGGACTAACAAAGCGGAGAATGACCTTCTACAACACAGAGCAATCTTCTCAAACATCGAGTGTTCCAAAGACCCCAAATTTTGTAAAAGAAAAGCCAAAATCAGTAAAAGATGTTCCGTTATTTGATAGAAGTAATAACAATCGGTCACTGAATACGGGTGACTTTAAATTCTGACAGTTTATTTTCTATCGTAAATATCCGTAGTATAATTAAGAATATTATGAAGGAAATGTGAATGAGACTGCCCCGGTATCCAATTTTTATCATCTCAAAATCGCGTTGGGAATCACGGATGACTGTAAAAACCATGATTGAACTTGGTATCAAGAAGTGGTGTGTTGTCGTTGAACCTCAAGCATATTCTTGTAACAGATTTTTCTAATCTTGGTCTTGGTTCAATTCCTGTCCGTAACTTTGTTTGGGAAAAAGCAAAGGCCATGGGAGTGAAAAGGTACTGGATTTGGGACGATAACATTCGTGGTTTGTATCGTATTCACCGTAATTCTAAGTTGCGAGTTATGACACCAGCTCCAATTGTTGCTCTTGAAGATTTTGTTGAGAGATTCACCAATGTTCCAATGTCAGGAATGAACTATACATACTTTGTTCCTTCTAATGACGCACAAATTCCATA